TTGCCAATTAATGCATAAAATATATTTAAAGGTGTAAAAACAGAGCAAATATGGTATTTAACTTTGCAGATGATAGTAAAAATATTGTTTTTAGAAAAGGAAGTAGTAGTGTAGATTATAATTCAGAGGAGTATTACTTGTATTTTAGAAACCAATATTCTAATATGTATATGACCAATTCACTTAGTCTATTCCAACCTTTATGGGAAGGAGGTATATTTTATATTAAACTAACCAAGGTTGATGATAATGACGAATATGTTAGTTTTAGTTGGGATAGAAATAATATTAATGCATTTGGTCAATCACTACCAAGTGAAATAAATAAAGAAGATATATCAGGTTATTATATTTTAGAACTTAGAGCAACCAATTCATTTTATATTATTACAAATCCAATAGCGACTGAGTTATGTAAAGTAATAAATGATTGGAGTGATATATCATATGATGTCAATAAAGCCACCAGACCACAAGAAGAAGGTGCAGAATTTATATATTATAGAGGATGAACAATATTAAAATACTTAATTTATCGGCAATAGATTTGCCAGTATTCAGAGAAGTAAGAGGTAAAGATTGGGTTAGTTACGGAGAAGATAATTTATACCCACAAAAACTAATTGAATTGTATCAGTCAAGTGCAATACACAATACCTGTGTTAATTCACAATTGGACGCATTGGTAGGAGAAGGTATTGAAATGATTGGTGACACTTATGTTAATAGAAATGACGAAACACTTGATGATATATACAGAAAGATTAGTTATGACTTTTTATTATATGGGGGGTTCTCATTAAATGTCATATGGTCAAGAGGGGGTGATAAGATTGCTGAAATATACCATCTACCATTTGACAAAGTAAGAAGTGGAAAACTGAACGAAGAAGATGAGGTAACACATTATTACTATAGTTCAAATTGGGCTAACACAAGAAAATACAAACCAATAGAATATCCAACTTATGACAAAACAAATACAAGAGGTGATAACGCATCACAAATCTATTATTGCTACCAATATTCACCGGGTGTTGACTTATATCCTCTACCTGATTATATCGGTGCAGTCAACGATATTAACCTTGATGGTAGAATATCTGTATATCATAATTCTAATATTTCTAATGGGATGAGTCCTGGTCTCATTATTAACTTTCCAAATGGTGAACCAAGTCCTGATGAGATGAGAACATTACATAGAGATTTGAATGAAGCATTCGCTTCTGAACAGAACGCAGGAAAACTCTTTTTAACCTTCTCAGAGGGTCAAGAATTAGCTCCACAGATATCAACCATAGATAGTGCTAACGATGACTATTATGTTGTCTTAGAAACGAGAATTGCAAGTCGTATCTTATCTGCACACCGTATCAGTTCCCCTAGACTTGTGGGACTAACAGTTGAGGGTTCAAGTGGATTAGGAAATAATGCACAAGAAATGGAGGTTGCATATGTTCATTATATGTCCACCGTTATTGAACCAAAACAAAAAACCATTAATAAAAACTTTGAAAAGATATTAAAGGGAATGGGTATGAATGTTAAAATTAAAGTTATACCATCAACATTAGATTTTGAACAAAACATAGAAGAATGAGTAATGTATTATTTATATCAGAAGCAAGATTAAAGAGATTAACTGCGGTACACGACAACGTTGAACCACAAGAACTAACACCATTTGTTGTTCAGGCTCAAGACATATATATTCAAGAAATCCTTGGAACGTATTTCTATCAATCATTAAAAGATAAGATTGTTAATGATACAATAGGGGGATATTATCAAACACTATTAAATGATTATATCGCTCCAACATTAGCAAACTATGCTGTGTATCTTGCATTCCCCTCATTAAATTATAAGATTAAAAACAAAGCTGTATTAACACCAACAAGTGAAGAGTCCACATCAACTGACTTAAGTTCATTAAAATATGTTAGGGGTGCAGTACAAGACACAGCTCAGTTTTATGCTGAAAGAACAAGAGAATACTTGAGAGACAATCAAGAACAATTCCCTGAGTATTTAAACCCTGGTGTTGATGGAATGATGCCAAATAAAAATAACCCATACTTTCACGGTATCTATATTCCAAAAAAATATGGATGTGGAGACAATCTACCAGACAATCCAAATCCTATGAATTAAATAAAATAAAATGTCATATACAAAACGAATAATTGATAATAAAGAAATCAACAAAAATACATTACAAGAAAAGATACAAAAACTAGAACAAAGAATTATACAAATTGAAAATGAATTAAAAAGAAAAGACCCTCCTCGTTAGGAAGGTCTTTTTTGTTGGCATATATAAATGGAATAAATGAGTAAAAAAAAAAGAGTAGGGGGAGGGAATAAATTAAAAAGAAACTATTAAACATCAAATGACAACCTCCCCCTCTCGTGCCAACATCATATACAAATATAATAATAGTAAAAGTTGATGTAAAAGAAAGGGGAGGCTCCTTAAACCTCCCCACATTAGTTAACTTTAATATGGAAGACTTTAGTCAACTAACTCTCTGTAAAGCCAAGGTGAACCCTCACCATTCCATCTTGATAGGTCAATCATCTTGTTCTCAACGTCATTCCAAAACCTATCTACCATCTCCGCATACATCTCATCTTGTTTAACCTTTCTCTCTCTTGGTTGAGGGGTAGTAATGGTAGTAGTACCAATTTTTTGTGATTTGATTTCTTGCATTCTTCTAAATGCTTCTTTTCTTGAATTACTCATAATGTTTAATGTTTAATAGTTTATATACTATAAATATACACAAAAACAAAAAAAGTATCAAGTAAGTAAAAAAAAATATTTAATTATATGAAAAATAATAAAACTATTAATTTAAACCATATGTTCCGTGACAGGGGGACAATAACATTAGATGACTATATTATGGTAAGACAATTCTTTCTTAATATTGGATATGATACTGGTAAAAATATTCATAATCAATTTTGTAAAAAGTATAATTTAGATTGTTCTTATAATTCAGATAGAATATAATATCTATCGGGAATAAAAAGGTGTTGCTAAGAAGTAGGCAAGAAACAACAACCTTTTCATAAAGGTTAATTTACCTGTTCCAATTAGGCTATTTCAACTCTAGTATCCAACCGCTAAGGGCGCTATTCATATCTATCGTTCGTGGGGAGAGAAAGGTGTTGGCACTATACTCACGAGTCCACTCGGTATGTTAATAAATATATGGAAATAAAAAAAAAGCCTGAATAGTAAAATAAATTTTTTTTTGTATATTATTGGCTTTTTTCAAGTTCACAAGTATTTATTGGTATAAACTATTAAATAAATACAAAATGAATTATTCAGTGACTAAAAAAGGAGAGGTATTTAATGAGAATGGATACCAATTAAACCCATATACTCATTCAGATGGGTACAAACAAATAAAGATGTATGATAATGGATGCACAACATCAAAATATGTACATAGAATGGTATGGGAAGAGTTTGTTGGACCAATACCTCCAAAGATGGAAATCAACCATATAAATGAAGATAAGACAGATAATAGGTTGGAGAACCTTGAGATGGTTACAAACGAAGAGAACATACGCAAAAGGTCTTATAATAAATTATCATTAGAAAAGTGTAAGGCAATAAGAGAAGAATATGTTGAAAAGAGTTATTTAACATTAGATAAGTTGGCTAAAAGATATAATTGTCATTCAACAACCATTCATAATTGCATCACAAAAAAAACTTGGAAATAATGGAATTCTTATTTATACAAATAATAATATTTTTTGTTGGGGGGTATATAATATATTCTTATGATAAATGAATGGATTAATGAAAACTATGATAATATAAAAAAATGGTTAAAGAATATTATCAAAGATGAGAACCCATCAGTTCAACAAGACCTTATACACGATATAATAATAACATTTATGGAACATCCAAAAGCGGAACAATTAATAGAAGATGATGAGGCAAGATGGTTCATAGTTAGAATTGCATTAAACCAATCAAGAAGTGTTACAAGTAGTCATTATAAGACATACAAACAAAACCCCATAAATGAGTTTGACGACACTTTAT